GTCTTGAAACAGCAACATAAAACAAACCAGGCTGTTCGGAAAACCACTTCTCTGTCTTTGAAAATCTGCCAGACAGCAAGATTGAATGCTGCGTACGCAAGCCCTGCGTTCTACTGACGGACAACCAATCCTCTTCCTTGCCAGTGGTAAAGCCCAATTCTTCGTCAGAAACATTTTCGTAGTCTAACGATGGGCCCAAGCGGTCTTTGAACAGGATGCAGTTGTCAGCAGCGACTGCCTTGAGCATGTCATCCTTGTCAATTGCATCGTCTTTTTGGCGGACGCAAATTGAATGCACACGCTTGTTTCGCGTCTGAAACAGCTCACAAGCAGCATCGCCTTGACCGGCCCACCTAGCAATTTTCAAAGCGTCAATTGGCATGGTGTTGGATACGCACATTCTCATGCAAGGATAGCCGTAAGACTTCAAATCGCCACTGGTGATCTCACCTCCGTCTTCATACTGCTGTCGCCTGTCGCCAAGCAACACAACTTTGAGTTGTGCGCGAGCTGCTTTGTGGAGCAACGCGTGCATTTCATGCTTGGTATAAGCGTACGCTTCATCGACAACAAGCAGCTCCCTACCTCTAAGAGTGGAGAGCATGAGCTTGTGTTTTGTGACAACTGAGCCCACCTTGTGTTTTTGCCAGTCCCTCGCCAACTTTCTAGTGGGGCAAACAATTGCACAGGACACCCGTGTTGCGCGAAGCACTGCCCTGATCGTGGAGCTCTTTGCAGCGCCGGCAATTCCGTCCAACAATAAAGCTGGGATTGCTTGCACTGGATCATCATTTACCTCTGAAAAGAACTTCTCTTCAAGCTCTTCCATGATCCCCACTGGTGCAACAGTGCTGACCCACTTATGAAAGGGTCCTTGTTGTGCAGTGGTACGCCTCTCCTCAGCCAAAGCCCATTCAACAATGCTTGAAGCGCCAACGTCCGGTGCTGGAAACTCAGCGTTCTCGCGCAATGCCAGTTTGACATCGTTTTCGCTTCCGTAACGTCGCTTGAACTCGGTATCTCCGAGCGAACCACCAACAGTGCCAAACTCAGGCAACCCCTCCGGATTGAAAGGCGCATCAGTTCCAAAGATCAAAATCTCATGAGGATCGACCGTCAGCTGCAAAGTTCTGGTATCAGCTTTGAATCCATGAAAATTCGCAGATTCTTTTGCAACTGGCATTGAGAATTTTGGTCTAAACCATTCACCGAACCTCTCACTGAAGGGCCTGGTGTCGTCGTCACTCGAAGGTGCATCTTCCTCGTTCAGCATCTCTGCGGAAATGTAACCTTCATCTTTGTCTTCACAAGGGACGAGCTTCTTGTCTTTCTCTTTGAAACCTTCATCCTTGAGAGCAGGCCTGAAAGACTCAGCAAAACCACTGCCGAAAGACTGCCTGGATGTCCAATGCAGAACTGGGTCATAGTCGCTTGCTCCGCGTTTTGCTTTGCCAGGCATCCTGTAATCTGCTTCTCGACCGAAAAGTTTTGCGTAACCCTTGATCATCCTCTCGGTGTAAGACAAAATTTTGTGATCTGAAAAGTGCTGTCTCAGCTGTCCCATCATGTGTAACGCATCGCTCTTGTCCAGACCAGCACAAGTCAATGCGTGAATCATCGTACTCGCGAATTCCCTGTGGTTTTGATGCCAGGCGCGCTCAAGAACAGAACCGCCAATCTTTATTTGCGCTTCCAAACCCAATATCCGCCCGGCAGTTGCTTCGACTACATTCTTTGCCCCATTCATCTGAATGACAAACTTGACAACGGAATCAAACTTGGGGGCCGGAACTGCGTAGTAATGCGGTTCATCGTGCTCTCTGGTCAAATCCAATAGAACATACTGCCCTGCATCCGGCATGCGCCAAACCGTGTCGTGAGACTCTTGGGGACCTGAACCGATGTCCATCTCAAGTAAGTAAGACGAACCCACCTGCGCGACCGCAGACACAGTGATGTCGTAGCCTAAGAAAGGCTTATGTGGTTTGACCCAACTCATAGTGGCTTCGAAATCGTTGTCGTAGCCTGCCACCGGTAATTTCATGGGTGACATGCTGAGGACACTTCCCCTCTTAACGAATCTTGCCCCCAGCACGTTGTCGTCCCATTCAGTCACTCTGGGATCCATCATGACAATCGGGATATTCATTGCAATATAATGTTTCCGGATTCCCGAGGCGATGGCGGCTCTGATATAGTCTTCCTTATGCATATCTTGAGTAGAGTAGAAGGAAACACCAGTTGAATCACCGAAGTTCTGCAGACGATTGCCGAAACGTTCCGGGATGTTCAATTGCCGAAACAGATTCCTCTGTGCGACTGTGCCCTTGGTGTCATGGCGGAAATCGTCCCTGCCACTGACTATCGGACCATAATTCGCAATAACCCCGGGGATTTTGCTCACTTGTCGCACATTGCCACCTATCATTACAACGCGTTTGCAAGAAGAACTGGCCACAACCGCCCTAGCGACCATCATCTCAAAACCCCGCCTGACAGCCCACAACTCAGGATGCGTGTGATTGCGATTGACTATCCTGAAGTAAAACTCTGGCATAGCCTCCTGAATATGTCTCGCGGACTCTTCAGTTATGCTACCGGGAAGCAATATCATGGTCTTGTTGCTGGAACTAATAGTCTGCAGCAAAGGTGGAAGAACCGTGTTAGTGAGCTGACGAGCGGCAGCCGTGTCGTCCTTAAGACGCGCAATATCAGCGCGTATCGAAAAGAAGAACGGATCTAGCCGAATTGTGTGTGTGTGAGCAGTAGTGTCGTACACCTCGTCGGACATCGCCATACCGGCAGCAAACAAGCTCTGAGCTCTAGTTACAGAATTGAATTGCGAGTAACCTTCTTTTACGCTAACTCGCTGTACTCCCAGTTTCTGACAGGCCTTGTCAGCGTAATACCAATCAAGGACTAACCCAGCTGCTGCGAAAACAGACGCTGCAACGATACCACCACCGGCAACAGCACCCATAACCTTGACAGCGGTCATGGAATGATCCCGCAAAGTCATTGCCGCCCAAACAAGGTGAGGCACCGCCAATTTGACACCGCGGTCCACAGCCACGTCGACAGCATAATCCTCAACACCTATGGCTCTGCAAAAGGCCTTCGCAGGAGCGAGAGCATCAGCTTTCCAATGTGCGAAGACTTGCCGCCTACGACGATCTTCAAGCCTGTTGGAAATGCCTTTGGCAAAAGCCAGACCCGCCATGCGCAGTAGCCTGGCCTGTTTCTCCTGCTCGTCCTCTTCGACTTCCATGGCCTCCTCGAAAACGCTGGGCGACCAAGGTTCATCATCCTTGTCATTGAAAACCAGATTGGCTGCAAGCCGAGCAGCTGCAGTCGCTTCGCGAGAAGAAGCCCATCTAGAAATCAAACCTTGCGTAATGGCAACGAACTTGCCTTCTGCAATGTCTTTGAAGCCGCCGCGTTCATGGACACTTTCCATGTAATCGCCCAATCGGGCGTAGTTGTCAGCCGCATCATCATTCAAGTCACTTGTCACGGCCAGCGCGCCTATGGCGTACTGTTCTGCCTGCCCAGTCAGCTCGCCAGCCCTGTCGACTAGTTCACTCAGTCGAGCACCAAGCAAAACGTCCGACCCATAATGTTTGGATAAAAGCGCCCACTCGTTATAGCCCATCGGACGGTCGGTCGTTTTGACATGCAAAGCCATGACAACATCCAAACCAGGCGGTTTCCACTCCTCGAAAGACACGCATGGGTTGTCCCAATAAGTGTTGATCTGAGGTTCATCGGGCAATCGAACCGCCCATGGCCCGAAATCGTCATCAGCCACCTTAGTGTTCATTGCACGCTTCAAATTCGGGAAGACGTCAAGCTTCTTTGATGCTTGCATGACGTCTGTGAAGCACTCCAGGTAACACCAACCAAAACCGTAACGTTCACCAATCGCATGATTTTTGGTGACTTTGTCGTACCACTCAAACTCTTCACTTACAACTGGACTTGAAGGTGGAGTTTCATCAATCAAACAGCTTACGCTGCTTGATTTAGACCCTGTCATCCTGCCAATAGCGCCGGTTGGCGCTAGTGGGGGTGGCTGACGTTATGTCCCTCTCGCCACCTCTCCGAGGAGAGCCCCTCGTCGTTACAACAGGGACAACGCCTCCTCTGCGTTGAATTTCCTGTACAATGTGATGACGAGTGTTGAGATATCTCAAATATTTGTGATCCCTGATAGCCGCTGCCACGTAACAAAACACTGCCACCACAATAAGCACCCAAATAGGAAAATAGAAGAAATGCCTAAACAATTCTCCCACGTTGGGATCTTCCCTAGTAAAGGTTCTAATGCTTGCCACAAAAGCATCCAAGACCAGGGTTGTGGAAATGGGGTAGTTGAGAAAGCTCATAAATGCAAAACCTGCGATAGGTACCTTCAAACACGAGAGGTTTACACGCCGTAGCTGTAAACCTAAAGTGC